TCCATCTTTTAAGAATTGACTAAACTCAGTTCTACCAGGAGTAGTAGAACTGCCATCTATAGTTAGACCAGTTAGTCCCATTACTTGTGCTTCGAAATCTGCCATATTATTTTACCATGAAAAGAGAAGGCTACCAGCATAGCCGAAAGGAAGCAAAAACCATATCGGCAGCCCTCTCAAATCCATTTTCCTAGATTGTACTATTAATCACGAGTTTAAGACTTAACCGCTAAATGGTGTTGCACCAGTAGCGTTAGTTCCTAGCACATTGCCCCAAACTAACCAACCTATACCACTATAAGCCCTTACATTAACTTCAGAACCTAATAATCCACCAGTAGTAGTAGCATTCATAGTAATAATATTATTACTAGTACCATTAGCTGCAAAACCATCATCAGCATCAACTGAATGTACTGCTATTGTTCCCTGATAATAATTACCAGCAGAATCAGTAGAAGTAATAGTTATACTACCACCAGCATCATTAGCCATAATGAATTTATATTCTAATCCATGAAGTTTATCTGAAACTGAAGGAAGTACTATTGCACAAGCATTTGAATCTGCAATATGTATTACACCCCCTTCAGAACCATCTAAAGTAAGACCAGCAGCTATTTTTAAGTATCCACGACTTTCAGTTATACTTTTTAAAGCACTGCCATCTTTATTTTGTCCATACATAGGTATAGCCATCATTTACCTCCTTATGTCCAGATAGCATGGGATTCGGCCATTGACCACTCCATGCCAGCTTCAGTTAAGATTTGATCTACTCTACGATCGACCCCAGAGTTCTCTAAAGTTTGAACTCCTACGTAGACTGAAGTATCACGATTAAGACCATTACCAACTAACGGTCTGTAAGCACAGTTCTTCATGTTAATACCAAGCATTTTAATATTAGTACCATCAAGATGAACATTACGAGCAACATTCATATCACCGTAAACGGTTGTGATTGTACTTATGTCAACACCAAATACCTTTCTTTTTCCTGACAATGACATGTCAGCTCTAAGATTAGGTGATATCTCAAGGTTATTAGCAAAGTACCCACTCAGTTTATGCAACCAATTGTATACTGCTGTACTGCAGAAAAACAATGTTGCTGCACTATTGTTGTATCTTGGATCCATGTAACTAGACAGATCATCAAGAAAATCATCCTGAGTTTTAGTTGCAATTGCAAGACTGAACTGGTTGCCATAATTACTAATGTAATCAACAGCTCCCTGAGTATACTGAACACTACTACCATCTGAATGCTGAGATCCAAACAACAATGATGTTTCAATATCCCACTTATGCTCGATCAGCTTTTCCTTCCACACACGTGCCCACTCACTGGATTCAAACTTCAATACTGTGGCACGGGCCGTATTGGTCATTGCCATTGAAGTCTTCCAGATCTGAGTAAGACCATGATTGCTTTGGTAAGGTTGATCGATCCAGGTTTCTGGAAAACCAGAACCTTCAGCAAAAGCAGAACCCATTACATAAGAACGGTTAGCTTCCAATTCACCAGCAATTGCTCTATCTGATACTTGTTCATCATTATCAGTTGCTGTTCCAACACCACCAGCAGACGGAGTATCATTATAGAATGATGAAAACTCTAAAGCACCGCTGTCATACTTAACAACTTTACCCTCGATAGCTACACATTCCATTGATCCACCACCAGCTGTCTTATCAAGACTAGGTGTAACAGTATCTATTCTGAGAACTTGATAACCACTAGTACCAGTACCTGTTGAACTAGCCTTACCAGGGATCTTAACTAACTGTCCAGGTAAGAAAAATGCAGGTCTTGTTCCACTAGCACCAACATCAATATTATTAGTATTCTCATTAAAGATATTTTGAACATTACCTTGTGATTTGTAGTCAGTAGCCATATACAACTTCATTGTCTGATCCACTGCGGACAAAGCCGCACCTGTATCAGATCTTTGCATCAATGAATTGGTAAATACATCAGCACCACCATCTACGAACCCTATTACATAAGCATAACGCTTATGGTACGAAGGACGTTTCTCAGTAAATTTGAACTGAGGATCGTCTGTCGGTTTTTTTGCCGCCTTACTCAGAAATCGAAAGAACGGATCTTGAGGGATTGCTAACTCGGATACACGGCTACCAAAATTATACTTTCTACGAATATCACCCGTAGAAAGATTGGTACTGGTACCTGGGCCTCGTCCATCAAAGTCCGCTACAGTAAGATCTGTGTTAGGCGTTATAACTGATACATAATCAGCCATTACGAACTCCTTTATTTAAGTTCAGACAGACGACATAAATTTTAGTCTATCCGAACAGGTTGTCTAATTCACCGTCAGTGCCCAAGAGAGCATCGAACACAGAGTTCTCTGAACTTTTATCTTGACCACGACTGTTTGCTCCGCTGACTGTAGACGGCATGTCTCTAACACTTTTCATCTGATTTAGCATATCCTTTTTAGTAGCATCTGCAACATTAGAAGCAACTCTCTGCTTATTCTTCAGGTAGTTGATATCATCAAGAGTAAGAGTATGTGTTTTTGCCCAATCAACCATTTCATGGTATTCATCATTGGACATTCCAGATTCCTTACGGAACCTACCCTCCTCTTCTAAACGCTTCGTTTCTACTGCCTTCTTAGAAGCGTTCTGTTTTTCACGCTGCAGCATACTTCCTACTCTTTGCTGAACTATTTTATCCACATGAGCATTCATAAGTTTTGCACTGTCCGATTCTGGATCAGACATTGCTTCTTGCTCATCATAGAGAAAATCATCATCCAGACCAAGAGAAGATTGGATACTCTTCGACGGTTTCCCGCCATTAACCAGATAATCACGAACATGCTCTACTAGCCCGCTATCATTTTTCATTGCTTCAAGAACAGGAACAAAAGGTTCTACACTCTTGTACTGTTCAGCGAGCTTGACGGCCTCA